CTTAATTCTGGTATGATTTATTGGACTTCAGGTCTTCCAGGTGCTGGTGCTGTTCCTCTTGTTATTTCAGCATCATCTGAGGAAGCCGGCGCAATGGCTGGATTACCTTTCCCAGAGGTTCGACTTCGTGTCTCAGCTTCTGACGGCGGCTTGTCTGACTTCAGAAATGCTTACTTTGGTTATCAAAACACCAGAGCGCAAACCTCCACACGCGCTGATGCTAGTGTCGCTGATGTTAACGCACTGCTTGACGGTAACGTGACCGCTCTTTCAGCTTACAGTATGGCTGGCTCTGGAGTCTACCGCGCTTCTTATATCTTCACCATGAATGATATTAGAAAAGATTCCAACAATCAATACTACTATCAGTCTGGTTCTTATAAGAGTGGAGATGCTGCTTCTATCACTGGCGGCTCTACTTATAAAACATTACTTGAGGCAGGCTATAACCGATTCACAGCACCTCTCGTTGGCGGATTCGACGGCTTCGATATTAAGGTTCCAGATCCTATCTATAACGAAGGAATGGCAGCTTCTTCGGTAACCGAGACCAACAACTCTGCTTACTATTCGCTCAAGAGAGCAATTGATACAGTTGCTGATCCTGAGTCAGTTGATATGAACCTTTTGGTTATGCCGGGTATTACGAAAGAAGCACTCACCAATCACATGGTTGATGTTTGCGAAGCTCGCGGTGATGCGATGTCACTTATCGATCTTAAGAATGTTTATTACCCAGCACATGAGGTCTACAAAGCAACCAAGAAAGATAGAATCGGTGTTGGCGTTGATCAAGTGGCAACAGACCTTAAGAACAGAAGAATTGACTCCTCTTACGGCGCAACCTTCTACCCATGGGTCCAAACTCGTGATGCAAACTCTGGTCGCGCACTGTGGGTTCCACCATCGGTCGCAATGATGGGTGTTCTTGCTTCCTCGCAAGCAGCTTCCCATCTTTGGTTCGCTCCTGCTGGATTTAACCGCGGCGGTCTTTCTGATGGAGCCGCTGGCATCCCAGTCACTAACGTCTCCGAGAAGCTTACATCTAAGGAAAGAGATAAGCTTTATGAGTCCAACATCAACCCGATTGCATCGTTCCCATCTAGCGGTATCGTTGTCTTCGGTCAGAAAACCCTCCAAGAGCGCCAAAGCGCACTCGACAGAATCAACGTCCGTCGCTTGGTTATCTACTTGAAGAAGCAGATTTCCATCCTCTCGACTCAGATTCTCTTTGAACAAAACGTGCAATCGACATGGAACCGATTCACATCAGTTGTCGAGCCGTTCCTTTCGAATGTTAAGGTTCAGTTCGGTATCACTGACTACAGATTGATTCTTGACGAAAGCACAACAACCCCTGACTTGATTGATCAAAACATCATGTATGCGAAGATCATGGTCAAGCCAGCCCGTGCCATCGAATACATCGCGATTGACTTCGTGATTGCTTCAACCGGTGCATCGTTCGACGACTAATCGAATAAATGAGGGGGGTATTTCCCCCCACCCCACTAATTAAATTTAGAAGAACATATCTACAGGAGAACCCATACTATGCCATTCTGGTCAGAAAACTTCGGAGAGGACGCAACCCTCAAAGATCCAAAAAGAAATTTTAGATTTACAGTAGAATTTCAAGGAATTCAAGCTGCTCAAGGAGGCGCTAAGCTCTGGTATGCTAAGTCTGCCACCAAGCCTTCGTTTGCTATCAATGCAGCCGAGCACAAGTATTTGAACCACACGTTCTACTACCCAGGCAACGTCACATGGAATGACATTACTGTTACTATGGTTGATCCTGTTGATCCTGATATGTCTGCTACCCTTTCTGCGATTGTTGAGGGTTCAGGATATAAGCCACCTAGCACATCTGAAGATCGTGCATCCATCTCAAAGGCTAAGTCTGCCGCTTCTCTGGGCACCGTTATCATCACTCAGCTTGATTCGGACGGTAACCCGCTTGAAACTTGGACTCTTTGGAATTCCTTCTTGACAGAAGTCAAATATGGTGATAACCTTGAGTATGGTAACGATGATCTTACTGAACTTTCTGTTACTATTAAATACGACTGGGCTAGATTGCAAGTTGGCGCTGACCAAAGAGCAGCCGCTGGCTCAGGCGCACAAAGTTTCTTTAACGCATAAACAACATAGAGGTGTAAATGTCACGCAATAGAGATCGTTTGGGGACGAGCAGTCCACAAGATAATTCGCCCCCACAACAAGCTCTACAAGAAAATCCGGGATTCGCATTCGTGGTCCCGACCGAATTTGTAGAACTTCCATCAGGAGGTAGGTTCTATTCAGAGAATCACCCCCTTCATGGACAAAGCACAATTGAAATCAAGCAAATGACCGCTAAAGAAGAAGATATTCTCACTTCGAGAACACTTCTTAAAAATGGCGTTGCGATTGATAGAGTAATCCAAAGTCTTATTACCGACAAGAGAGTCAATTCAGACTCCCTTTTGGTTGGAGACCGAAACGCTATTCTTATCGCAGCACGTGTTTCTGGTTATGGCAATGATTATAATACAACTGTCAACTGTCCAGCATGTGCAGCTTCGCAAGAATACTCATTTGATTTGAATGATGCTCATATTCATACAGGAAATGACGATAGTGCGCTTTCCTTGACTTCAAATGGTGATGGAACATTCACAACAACATTACCCAGAACAAGGGTTGAGGTCACATTCAGACTTTTAAATGGTAATGATGAAAAGGCTATGGTTTCACAGGCTGAAAACGCACGTAAACGCAATAGACCAGAGCAGTCTGTAACAAGCCAAATCAGAAGCATGGTTGTTTCTGTTAATGGCGATGAAAGCCCGCAGGCTTTGAATTATTTGATTGATAATGTTCCTTCTTTGGACGCAAGACATCTTCGAGCATGCTACAAAGCAGCCGCTCCGAATGTCGATTTAACACAGTTTTTCTCTTGTGAAGAGTGCGGTCACGAACAAGAAATGGAGGTGCCGCTCACCGCGGACTTTTTTTGGCCTGACCGATGAATATATGGAGAACGTTTATGAGCAGTTCTTTTTCTTGAAATATAGTGGGGGCTGGTCATTTTCGGAAGCATATAATCTACCACTGGGTCTTCGAAAGTGGTTTGTTGGAAGATTGCTAAAACAAATCAAAGCTGAGAACGAAGCATATGAAAATGCTTCAAAAGGACGCGGCGGTGGTTCCCAAGAATTAACGTCATTTAATCAACCAAAAATGCCACATGAACTGGCAGAACGAGTAAGAAGGCAAGGTTCGTAAGATCCTTGTCTTTTTTCGTTAATAACTAATTATTGTAGCAGAATTGCGAGGGCTATAAATTGGCGCTTACCCCAGAAGAACAAGCAGAACTAAATAAGTTAACTCTGCAAGAGATTGAGCTTAAAAAGAAAAAAGGCGAACTCAACGCTGATGAATTAGCATATCTTGAAGAACTAATTGGCAAAAGAAAAATTAATATCAAGGGTTTGCAAGATGAAATAGCAGCACTTGAAGCCTATCAAGCCAAACTTCAGGGTATCGGCAACACTATTGATGGTAACCTTCTTAAGAGACAAGTTGCACGAGATCTGTTAGAGAAAGAATTGGCTCTCTTGCAAGAACAAATAAAGTCTCAAGAGTCAATAAACGATCAAGATTTAGAACAGATCGCAGCGCTCGAAAAACAGCTTGAAACACAAGACAAGATCTTAGATGTTCAATCAGAGATGAATAAAAATATGCGCCAACAAACTTCGTTGGTGCAACAAGCAGAAAAAGCAGGCATGAAACTTGGGCTTGCACTTCAGAATCCATCATTAATTCTTGGAGAAATGAATGTTGGATTCCAGAAGCTTGGTGGGCTCCTGACCGGCAAATTTATGGACGGCATGGTCGGTATGATTATGTCTTTTGATAAGACTTCAAAAGCATTTGAGACCCAGTTTGCGGTAGGTCAACAGTATGAAGACTCATTAGGCTCAATCTATGGGGAACAGGCTCAAATGGGTGTCTCCATGGAAGAGCTTACCAAGGGCATGGGCGACTTAATTGGCAGCTTCACGGACTTTACTATGTTAGCGCCCGCTCAGCGAGAAGAGTTGGCTAAAACTGCTACTGTTATGCAAGAGGCTTATGGTGTTGCCACACAAGATTTTGCACAAGGAATCCAGTTCTCCACCAAGATGATGGGAATGGGTGTTTCAGAGGCTAAGGTTTTTCAAGGCGAGATTGTTGCTACTGCTAAGGCTCTTGGTGTCGCACCCGCGCAACTCTCCGCACAGTTTGCTCAGATGGGTCCGCAGTTAGCTAAATTTGGAACAGAGGGCGGCAAGACATTCAAAGAACTTGCAAGACTCTCTAAGATTACCGGCATGGAAATGGGCAAGATCCTTGCAGTAACCAACAAGTTTGATACATTCGAAGGCGCCGCAGAATCAGCAGGACAACTGAACGCTGCACTGGGCGGCAATTTCGTTAATGCCATGGACCTTATGATGGCAACCGACCCAGCAGAACGTTTTGGAATGATTCGAGATGCAATTTTGGATACCGGACTAAGCTTCGATACAATGTCATACTATCAGAAGCAATTCTACACCAACGCTCTCGGCTTGTCCGAAGTTGGCGATCTTGCGCTGATGCTAAGCGGTAATACTGAATTGATGGCTAATGCCGGCAATCAAAGTGCTGCTTCTTATGAAGAACAAGCCCGACGCGCCAAAGAACTGATGGATATTCAAGAAACACTTAAAAGCATCTTCTTGGCAAACGCTGATGCAGTTCAAACACTTGCAAATGGCTTGGCTTTTGTAGCCAGACTTTTGGCAGATAATTATAAATTAATTGGCGCATTAACAGTTGTATACATGGGGGTGAATGCCGTAATGGCAATTAGAGCCGGCATGCGAGCTAAAGCTGCTGTTGCAGCACAAATAGAAATGGCGAACACTTTAAAGGAAAT